ACAACGGCTACGAAGACTCGAACGAAATCAAAGCCTACGCCCCGGCCGGCCGCTCCGCGCCCGCCGCAGCGCCCGCAGCCCCTGCTGCTGTCGCGACTTCCGCTGCCGCCGCTCCTGCTGCGCCAGCCCCCGGCAAAAAGCCCTGGGAGTAGGCGCATGGTTGCCCTGCCGGAAGAGCAGCACACCACCCTCAAGCTTGTTGAGCGAGCGACTGAGGAAGCGCAGGCCACCAATGGCGGTGGCCGAGCGCACCTTGGAGCAAGCCTGATCGGTGACGAGTGTCAAAAAAAATTGTGGTTCATTTTTCGATGGGCCGCGCAAACCAAACACTCTGCTCGCCTGCTGCGTCTCTTTAATCGCGGCGCACGCGAGGAAGAGGTATTTAATTTTTTACTGCGCCAGGCTGGCCTGAATGTGTGGGACGTTGACCCCGACACGAACCAGCAATGGCGCGTAGAGGCCGTCGGTGGCCACTTTGGCGGCTCGCTTGATGGCGTGGTGCAGGGGTTGGTTGAAGCGCCCAAGGCGCCGCACGTTAGCGAGCAAAAGACGCACAACGACAAGTCGTTTAAGAACGTGCGGTCGAAGGGCGTGCAGGAATCAAAGCCCGAGCACTACGCGCAAATGCAGGTGTACATGCACCTCATGAACATCGACCGCGCGTTGTACCAGGCCGTGAATAAAAATGACGATGAGCTCTACTTTGAGCGCGTGAAGTACGACAAGCAGACCGCCGAGGTTTTGCTCGCAAAAGCAGAGCGAATCATTACGAGCGATCTACCGCCCGAGGGCATTAGTCACGATCCCGCGTTTTATAAGTGCAAGTGGTGCGACCAGAGCAACGTGTGCCACGGCAATCAAGTCCCGCAAGCCAATTGCAGGACGTGCTGCTTCTCGACGCCAGAGACGGACGGAGACGCACGCTGGTCATGCAGCAAGCACGGCAAAGACCTCAACCAAGAAGACCAGCGGCTCGGCTGCGATCAGCACCTATTCATTCCTGCCCTGCTCACTAACTGGGCCGACTGTATCGATGGCGATGATGACGCGGTGCGCTATCGCAACAAATCGACCGGCGCCGAGTTTGTGAATGGCGAAGGCGGCTTCACGTCGAAAGAGATGGCCAAGGTGATTGACGTGAGCGTTCTTGGCGATCCGATCGTGGACACGCTGAAGAAAGAATTCGGTGCGGAGGTAGTTGGGTGAGAAAGATGATGATTGAGTTAGAAGAGCAGGATGTCGAAGAGATTATTGAGCTGATGCGCGAGATCAGTGAGCGACTAAAACTTAACCAGGACATGCTCGGGGTGCTAATTGCAAAAGCGTACCAGGAAGAAGGAAAGCACGCGCAACGAGATACTCATTAAGCGCATGCACGATTACCCGTCCTGCTACTACTGCGACGAGATGATCATCGACTGGTGCGCTATTTATCAGAGCGTGCCGCCGGTCGAGTTTACGGTGAAGAAAAATGAATGCGAACACTTTAAGGACAGCCTCGGTGACTACTGAGGAATTCAACAAGCTGTATTACCAGCGCTGCTTGTGCGGGCAGATCGTTCGCCGCACAACCGGCGTGTGCCGGTCTTGTCGCGTGAAGCACAAGATCACCGATGTAGAAATGTTCCAGGCGCGTGGCGCGCAAGCGTGGTTAGGCAAAGCCTGGCGAAACGATTACACAATAGAGGAGCAAGCAGATGAGTGCATTGGACAGACAAATTGGGGGGACGCATTACAAGTCGTTCGAGATTCAGCCGATCGTGTTCTGCGAGAAGAATGGCCTGTCGGCGATCGCGAGCAATATCATCAAGTACGCCTGCCGATACAAGACGATTAAGCGACATGGCGTTGCTCGACCGAATGTCGAAGACCTGCGCAAGATTGTGCATTACGCTGAGATCGCGATTCAGATGGAGCTCGAAGCTGAGCCCGCGTCCGAGGAGGAGCAGTTCCGCACGGAGCATCAATTCAAACCGTTCAGCGATGAGCGCGACGTTGTACTAAGCGAAGAGGTCGAAGACCCAAAGCTAAGCGCGCACCTGGCGAAAGCAACCTGCGAGGACGGCACATGCGATTTATGAGACGCCGCCGCTGGGGCGATAACCCAGAACCCTTTCCACTACACCTGCTGTTCTTGGCGTTCTGCGTGCTCGCTACGGGGGCGATTCTGTGGAGCTGAATACTGTATCAAGAGAAAAGCTGGCGAGGATGATCGGGATTAGCGAAGACACTGTTCGCGGCTGGACGGACAGACACTTCGAGCGAGGTTTGCATTACACTGTGATAGGAAAAACCACGATCTATTATTTGGCGGAGGTAGGCGAATGGCTCGAATCGCAGAGGGCGTCGAAGAAAGAGGCTCCGGCCTACGCATCTACTTCTCGTGGAAAGGCCAGCGCTACAAGGAAACTATTGCAGGCCCAGTAACCGCCGCGCTCATCAAGCGCGCAATCAAGCGCCGCGAGTGGCTGCTGTCGCGACTTCAAGTAGGGCTACCGATTGAAGAGAGTGCAGGCAAACTAATTCGTAATGCTGCGGTCGATTGGTTTGAGTCCCTAGATGTTAAGCGCTCGACCTTGATGAGCTACAAGGCGCTTTATCATAAGCATTGGCAAGTTTGGGAATCGTTTGCGGTCGATAGCATCACGCCAAACATGATCAAAACACTGATCAATCAAAAAGACATATCATCGAAGACAAAGCGTAATGCGTTGATCGTGCTGTCGGGTATCTTGCGGCATGCGGATGTGACGCCCAACCCCTGCGCAAACATTCGCTTTCGCAAGCAACAGAAAAAACCAATTGAGCGTTATCGACCGGCAGAACTCGAAGCCGTCATGAAATTTCTTGATGGCGAGTCGCTGGTATATTTTTCGCTACTAAGGGCAACCGGGCTCCGGCCTGGAGAAGCGCTCGCGCTTGAATGGTCAGACTATGACGGAGAGCGATTAGATATCTCGAAACAAATCGTCAGGCGCCGCATTCAATCGGATACGAAGACATCGGTTCGGCGTCGAGTTTATGTGCCCGGCTGGGTTCGCCCGCTGATCGATAATCACTCGACCCGGTTCAAGCAGAGCTTCATCTTCTTAAACTCGATCGGCACGTTTCACTGCGACACTGACGTTTTCAATAAAGCTTGGCGTAAGGCGCATAACCGAGCGCGCGTGCCGTACCGAATTCCTTATTGCCTACGCCACACTAGGGCCGCTGAGCTGCTCAGCCAGAACGCCTCTCCCGCGCTGGCGGCGAGAGAGCTGGGTCATTCTGTGCAGATGTTTTTGAATGTTTATTCCGAATTTATCGAAGAGTATTCGACCGAGGATCTAGGCGTCCTCGAGGGCGTTGGACCGGGTGCCAAAAGCGAGCGCATGGGGTAGGTTTTGGGGTAGCTTACAAAACCACACAAACACATAATCAATAAAATCAATAACTTAACTACCACACAAACACACAGATAAGCATTAAATTGGGTTCGAGTCCCGTCCGGTCCGCCATCTTTCCCCTTATAAATCAACCACTTAGTTTTCAATGGGGTAGATTTGGGGTAATTATTGCATCAACATCATGCGCTGCGTTGGCGTGAGCTGGTCCTCTTCGCCTGCTCTTGCGGTTTGACCAGCAAGCCTAGATCCCATCGCGCCAGCCTGTATCTGAGAGGCGTACGGCATAAGCGCTCTTTGTGCATAGTTCATCGGCGATCTTACCTGCTCTAATAGCGGGTCAATTCTACGCATCCCTGCACCAGCCGCCATAGCAGCCTCTCCCATTAAACGCGGAGACATAGCCGGCAACGCAGCAAGCATGGGTGGATTCGCGACACCACCAACGCCGACACCAGTCGCTCCGAGCCCTTGCAAGCCACGAGGCGTAAATGAGTTTAACGCCTGCCCTGCGAGTCGAGGCAGCAAGTAATAGTCACCTGCAGACTCTAGCTTGTTAACTAGGTTAAGACGTTCACCGAAATTAGCGTTGACGTTATTACGCATCACGCTTTGCAATTTGCGTAGCGCTGTATCAGCCGCAGCTTGCTTGTTCAGTGACAGTGCTTTTTGTATTTCTCTTTCAAGTCGCAAAGCCTCTTCATATGGCTTCATAACTTTCGTGTAGTCTGGCGCTTGTTCTCTAATTTCATCCATGACGATGTCGCGCGTTCTTTTCGCGACCATCGCCTCGTCGCCAGGATTGATGCCCGCTGGATAAGCGTTGTCGATGCGGCGTTTCAGGATATCGAGTCCTTTTGCGGTATGCAGCCCTGGGCTCTTTTGCCAATTGCTTATAATTTTTTGAAGCTCCGCTAGCTTCATTTGCCCTTTCGGCGACAATTCAGATACGCCTTCATACATAAAAGAATCGGCAAGCGTTGTGAACCTAGAGGCAACCTTATCCATATCGACAGGAATCTTTTCTAGCTGCAGAGCTTCTTTACCTGCTCTAAAATTTGCGCCTGACTCATTGCGCATGTTGCGAACCGCGCTGAGCGCATCCTCTACAATAGCGCCAGGCTCCTCGACGCCTCGCATCGAATCAGTGAATCGCTGCTGTCTTTCGCCGCCCGCTCGGCCTGCTAAGAAAGCCTCAGATATCGATTCTTTGCCGGCTCCAGTTGTCATGCCTAAAGCAGATTGTGCCGCTTCGCCCGCAACACGCCCTGTCGCTGCCGCTCCTTGTATGCCTAGATTAAGCGGATCGATAGTTTGTCCGACATCCCTAACCATGTTACCGACCTTTCCTACCATGCCCGGTGCGCGCGCTGCCGCAGCCCCGCCGCCTGTAAGGAGCACAGAAACATCGCCCACAATGCCGACAGGGTCATCCGCGAACGCGCGCTTGAACTTCTCTATGCTGCCGTACCTGTTTGCGTAAAATTCTCCGACGGCTTTGGCTGTTTTTTCATCAGCCTGCTCACCTGGCACTGCTAGTTGAATCAAGCCTTTCCCCAACGAGGCAAGAGTGCTCGCAGTCTCTCCAGGCTCAAGAAAGGGGGCTAGGGTGTCATCGACAAACTGAGCCGCGCTCTTAGGCGTGTTCTGCAGGGCGCTCATAAACACCTGCCCGTATGACATAGGATGAGATTGCGGGGTTCTAACGCTGTTTTGCGCATCGAACTCGTCTCGGCTAGCGCGAGCCCTTTCTATAAATTCGCTCATATCGACTCCTTACAACCTTCTCTCTTCCGCAACCTTCAATAACACGTCAAATTCAGACCTGCTCATAGAAGAATCATTTTGACCCTCAACGATCATGGCTTGTATTTCCTGATCAGTGAAATGCGCGTAGTCCCCAGGCTCATACATTGCTGCTTCATAGGTCGATATATCTGCGAAGTTATCAAACCCAGCCACAGTCCCATTCTTCTTGTAATATTCGGCCGCTGCCTTTTTAGCCGCGTGCGTTTCAGACATAGCGGCTCTCAATCTGCGCAACCTTGCGACGTTGACCGCCTCTGGCAGTGCCAGATTGAAGCTTCTTGCTATGAAAAGTTTTGCTTCCTGCTCAGTAAATTGAGCGCCCAAAGTTTGGCGCAAATCCTCAGTGACAATTCTTTCCACTCTATTCTGTATATCAAGCGTCAGCGCAGGCTTTGCAACATCAGGCATCAGAGACACCGCTCGCCCCGTAATTTGCCCCTCGTTAGCAGGGTCGCTCATAATGCCGATGAGCTCTGTTAGTTCCGTTCTGTTCTTTCTCCCTGAAGCGGCACCACCGAGCGCGTTATATACAGCAAAATCGTTACCAAAGACCTCATCCACTTTTCTTTGTGCAGGGGTGAGAGTGATTCCGCCATCTCTAGCACGTTGTTGAGCCCCCGCGATAAGACCTGCAGTCTCATCATCTTGTCTAATTATTTTGAACAAAAGATCTTGCTTCTGATCGGGGGTGTAATTTGCAATCCCTGGGTTCAACGTTTGAAGGTACTCAAAAGTTTTGATCGCGGCGGGCTTCGTTTGCGTCCCCTCGTTTCTTTTTGCCATAAACTCATCATAAGACTGAGCCCGAATCGGTGGCTGAGTTTGCGATCGAGAGAACGAGTATTCGCGCACCGAGCTAGGCGCTTGAGCTAGGATCTGTTGCGCTCCACTCAGCGGATTGTTGGAAACAAGATCTCCGTAGACGTTTGTAGATGTTTCTTGTTGCCGCGCTATCAACGCTTCTGCCACTTTATCGATCGGCAGACTATTAGCGGTTACAGCATCAACACCGTCGGCTATCAATTGCTGCCGAAGTTGATAATCACGTTGCATTTCTTGCATATCTTTAAAAGCATCAAAGCGCGAAGCACCAATCTGCTCACGACGCATTTGATCCTGCAATGACTCGCGCATGCCGAGTCGCTCTTGAAGAGGGTTAAGAATACGCCTCGTCATCAAGTTACCCAGGAAACCCTTATCCTCTGGCGGCGCGGGTGTCAGCATCTCAAGCAGTTCTTGCTGGCTCATGTTGTAAATGTTTTGTTCAGACATCAGTACGGCCCTCCTAAACTTTGCTGCGCGAAGTTGAGGTAGTTAGGCGTCTGGCCGACAAAGCCCCCAGTCGGCGCGAAGCCCACGGGCGGCATGTCGAGCGCAGGCATCGGCGCCATGTATGGCTGCTGACCCGCTCCCATAATTTGGTTGCGCAGATACTCTTCGTACTCTTCATCGCTCATAGTGGCTGCAGCGATGGTCGGTCGATTCATGATGCTGTCTTTAATCATGCCGCCGATCTGCGAGGGATCATCGAGCAAGTTTTTGCCGGCAGTGATGTCTTCCATCTTGTCGCCGATCTTCGTTGCCAGTCGACGCTTAATTATGTTCGCTAAACTAAACATTACTTAGATTCCGATATTCGTTGATCTTCCAGACTGACTTGTCATCGTTGGGTTAGGCAGCATGCCTGCGCCGCTTCTCAAGACATCGAACATCCTGAATGGGTAGTTCTGAGCCTCTTGGAATCGACGGTATTGATCGTCGAGCAGTTGCTGCGCGAACTGCCTTTGAGTATCGCCTACCCCTTGCAGAGCTGCCGCGTCTGCAAACTGCAAGCCCCGCATATCCTGGCCAAGCCCAGCAAGTTGCCGCGCACCAGCGAGCCGCTGCGCGGCTCCTTGAAGCCCTAGATTTTGCTGGGCGAGCTGTCGTTGGAAGCTGGCGTCTTGGTTCTGGATGCGTCGCGCTTGATCGAGTCTTGCCTGATCGAGCGCCGTGCGCTGGTTCGCAAGCTGCGCTTGTAGCGCCGCGTCTTGATTCTGGAAACCGTACAGACGCCGGTTCTGCTGGTTAGCGAGCGATGCCTGCAAAGCCGCTTGCTGATTCGCGCGAGCTTGTTGGGCACCGAGTTGCTGAGCCTGTAAGCCGGCATCTTGGTTTGCGCGACTTGCCTGCGCGCCAAGCGCCTGCGTTTGTAGCCTGCCCTGGTTGGCGGCTTGTCCTTCTGCGAGCGCGGTTTGCTGATTGGCAAGCTGTGCCTGCAATCCTGCATCCTGGTTAGCCATCAAAGCTCGCTGCCGCAGTTGCTGTTCTTGCATGCGGGCGTTGAGGTTCGCGCGGTTCATTTCGTTTGCCTGCGCAGCGTTGGTAGTCCTGCGCTGCAGTTCTTGCTGTCGATCTTGCAAGCCAAGCTGCGCTCTACTGGTTTGCGCCTGCAGACCAAGCGCTCCGGCAGTCTTGCTTGCGTCGAGCCCTGTTGCCTGGTTGGCGAGGTCAGCCTGTAACGCTGCTTGTTGGTTAGCGCGCGCGGCGTCGGTTTGCCTTGCGAGATCTGCTTCAGCAAGACGTGCGGCCGACTCGAAGCCTGATTGCCTGAGTTGCGCTGCCGTGCGCGCTGATTGCTCAAGCGCTGCGCGATTGGTTTCTCCCTCAAGGATGGCCTGTCGATCGCCGCCAAAGGCGCCGCCGGCTACTGCCGATGCTTTGTTTTGATTCTGCTGAATCTTGCGCTGGCGCTCGATGTCGCCCAGCGCCGCGTCGATCACGCCTGTCTGATATTTAGACATATAAGGATCGATGTTTGTATTGGCAAAGCTGCCGGCATTTACGCGGTCTTCTTGCACAGCTTGTCCAGCGCTGATGTTGGGTTGCGTGATGCCCGTTTTAAACTGACCAAGCGCCTGCGCTTGATTGATACGAGCAGGGTCAACGCCATAGGCAGTACTAATCGGAGACGCCGAAACGTCGCCCGCATTGATCGATGTGTTGATGGTACCGACCGATGCGGTGCCTGGCGTGAAGTTAGTGCCGAGGCGCATGGCTGATGCTCGCTGCATTCCTGCAGCACTGCCAGCATCGACAGCATCAATTGGTCCCTGTTGCCTTACGTCCATGCCGCGCAGTTGACCAGGTTGATACTGCGCTACGCCGCGTGATGCGTTAATGGCATCTTGCATCTCTCCGCGACCTAAGCCTGCGTTGGCAGCATCGACCGTGGCCTGCATGCCCTGTTGCTGAAAAGGCGACATAGGCGCCACCGTTGCCGCCTGGTACGGGTTGTACGGCATGTAAGAGAGCTGTCTGCCTCTGTTGAAAACGTCAAGCAATGCACCCTTAATTTGCGGGTCCATCGTCTGTGACGATGATTGATTACTCTTTCCAAAGCTCATTAGAGAATGCCTCCGATATTAAAGCCGCCCATGAACGGCGATATGCGCACGTTACTCAAATACCCACCGAAACCGGGATCAGGCGCTGGCAGCAAATCTGGCGGCGGTGCCACGGGTGCTGGCGCTACTGCTAATCCAGGGTCTTTCCTGCCGACCGTTAACGCATCGAGAATCGGCATGCTTAGCTCGTTCCTCGTTTGCGGCAATCCAGACGTACCCCTGCCGGGCTGCGATAAGTCAAGCGTTGATTCTGGTCTGCCAGGATTTATGAACTCACTTGCCGGGATGCCAGTGTCTGCTGCGGTGATCGATGGCCTAATGTTGCCAAACACATTGCCGATTTCTTGAGACGGTAAAGGCATAGGTTCTGGCGTGTACATGCCGCCAGGATTAATGCCGCCGTAAAAGTCAGGCGGCGGCGGTGCTAAGTCAATTTGAAAATTGTTCGGCTGCACTTGCTGCGGAGGCGGCTCAGAGTTGGCGACCTCGTCGGTGAACGGCACGCTGTTAAAAAACCCGAAATCAAAATTAAGCGCGAACGGGTTGAACGGCATCGAACTAAAAGGCGGAGGCATGGGCGGCTGAGGCTGCGGCATGGGCTGCGGCATCGGCATAGGTTCCGGTGCAGGCATTGGTGAGTAGCCGCCGGGTATTGGGAACTGCTCGTAGTAGCCAGGCATTGGCTGCAAGACCTGGGTCGTTGAGCCGTACATATCCATCATCGGGTCGTAACTGCCCACGCTGTCTTGAGGCGGCGGTACGAACGGCTCGAACGGTGTTGTCGGCGTGAACGGAATGTCTGGCGTGAAGGGGATGTTAAAGCCGCCCCCGCCTGGTCCTTTACCCATCGCCATTGGGAACCTCCTTGTACATTGTGACGTGGCTCGTTTGGTAGCCGATGTCTTTTAGTGTTCGCTGCCAGCCCTTTCGGCCGCTTAGCGTGATGAAGTCGGCGTCGAGCTGTCTAGCAAAGTCATCGAGTGACTCATCAAAATCTTTAATCTGCTCTAGGTTGCCCGCCGCCAGGAATATGTGAATGGCTCGCACCTGCGGATACACAATGAGTTGCGTAACAAGACAGCTTTCGCTTGCCGGCCAAAACTGCATCAATCCCTCATCGACTGCTTCGACCACGTCCTCGAACGTGTGCGTGCCGCCGCTAAGGTCTAGCGCTGACTGCAGCAAAATCCTGTAAGGCATCATTGCCTCCAGGCTTGTCTTTGCGCTCATCGCGTCATCTACATTCATATTGCCGTCGCTCCTAAGTTGCCGCTGTTATCGACCGTGATCGAGTAACGCGTGCCGTTGGGCGATTTCAGAATCAAGCGCGCGTCGCCCACTTCCACGTCTTGATTGCGCTTGTGATTGAGTTGGTCGGCCTGCTCGATCAAGAGATTCATCTGATTGATCTGCTTGGCGTCGTACTTTTCTGTTGCGTTAGGAAGGATCATCGTGCGCTCCCTGGTACAACATCGAGTTTCATCGTGCCAACCCGCCAATCCGTTGCGACGTTACCGACGATCCGCATGGCCACTTCCCTACCCTGGAACCGCACGCTCGTTGGGTTCGCCATCGTGTACGGGCCGTGACTCGACTCGCTAGCGTTCGGGTAGTTGCGCGTCTTGAACGTCGCCTTAACGTCGCCCTGCGTTTTTTCATCGGGAATCAACGTGCGGGCAACCATCAATCGATCGCCCTGTCCGAGCAGCACAGGCCCGCTCTCAACGAATACGGTCGCATCGTCGTAAGAGAAACCGACTTCATGCTCGTAAAGGTAGCCATCCGCGCTTACGTAGTTGGGGTAGATAAACTCGCC